GTTGACGCCGTTCAGGTCTTGCAATTCGTAGGTGGTCGAGGTGACGTTGGCGACCTTGAAGTTGCGGCCATTGAGCTGCGTCATGCCGACGATGCCGCCGATGAAGATCTCTTCCCCGTTCAGGTAGCCGTGCGCCCCAGTGCTGGTGACGACGACAGGATCTGCCTGCGTTGCAGCCGAGATCGTGGCCCCCGTCGAGCTGTCCAATATCTGCCCGCCGTTCGTGTGGAAGCGCGCGTATTGCTCGCCCATCTCGATGACGAAGGTCTGGTCGATGTTGTACTCGAACTCGAAGATGCGGACAGCGGTGGTGCCCTTGCATCGGGCGACGAACTCCTGCCCGCCTCGGCTCTCCATCCCACCCGCCACCTGCGTGAGGAAGTTCTCTGCGATCTCGACGGCGATGGACCGCTTTGCCAGATCGACGCGCGCACCGATGGCAGCGGACACCTCGCCCCCTGCCATTGACGGTTGAATGAGTTTGGTCATCAGGCCCTCGCAGTGATCCAGTCAGGGTCGCGGAAGATCTCTTCCTCGACCCCTTCGTTTGCGTTCTCGCGCATTGCAGCCGAGGTCTCGGCGTCAGCCAGCGCCCGCATTCTATCGCGTAGCGCGGTGTCGCCAGTCAAGGGGATGGCAAGGTTCTCCGCCAGACGGTAGGCGAAGGCGATGACAAAGGCGGGATCAAACATGCCCGTGTCGGTGACCTTGGAGATGTACCGGAACTCCGGCTCTTCAAGGTCGCACACCAGAACCTTGGTTCCTGTGCTGTTAAGCATGACGTCGAACTTGATAGGCTTTTCGGCTCGGCCAAAGGGGTTGACGATGTTCAACACCTTCAGCGCGTCGGACGGGTAGACGAACATGTAATCCCACTGGTTGGGTACGGTCCCAACCAGTGTGCTTGGAGACGTCTGCTTGACGGCGAACTTCCACGGGTGGGACCGCAGCATCGCGTCTCTGACGTCTTCAAAGATCAGATTGACCTGCTCGGCTTCGGGCGAGGCCTCATCCAAACTGGTGATGTCATAACGATCACCGAGGTGCTGCAGAGCCAGCTTTGCAATCTGGGCTTCAGAGGCCATGCCCGTATCCTATCAGGTTAGTTTCGGGTGTTTGCTGCCGCTAGCCTTCGGCTGCTTCGTCTTTATGACCCGCTCGTAGCGCTCGGCGTCTAGGACAGCGGGCTTGATCGCCTTACGCTGTCCGGTCTCTTCCAGCACCTCTTCGGCCTCATCGGACTCGAGGATCACAGCGGTCGAGGGCAGCATACCTTTGGCGGCGAACTCTTCCGGCAGGATGTAGACCATACCGGCAAAGCGGCCACGGCCCATGCGCCCGTAGATCGGGTGGTGGAAGCCGTTCTTATCGAATTTCACAGAGATTGGCATCGGTGTCTTCCTTCAGAGGGTTGTTGAGGTGAGAGCGGCGGAGGGGAGGGCCGCCGCTCTCTGGGTTACGCGCGCTTATTCAGCGTTGTTCGCGTAAGCCTTCCACGCCGAATAGTCCGACGTGATGAACGCGTCGATCGCACCAGCAGTCAGGGCAGCAGTGCCCACGTTGCTGATCAGGCCGAGGTAGCGCTCGGCGTTCTGCATCGGCGGCAGCGGGATGACGCGGGTGTAGCCCGCGACAAGGGTCGCTTTGCCGATGGCTTCGGTGACGGCGTGGCTGGTAGCAGAGCCGTCAGTTGCGATGGCGGCTGCCGCGTCCGACACGACCTCGAAGGTCACGGTCGCCGCACCTGCAGAGGTGACAGCGGTCGAGACCACGATAACGAGGTAGAGCGGCTCGCCAGTGCCGAGATCGCCTGCGGGGTCTCCGAGGTCGATCACGTCGCCGTGCAGGGCGCGACCGGTGGCGGTCGCCAGAGTGCCTGCATCACTGATCTCAAGACGTTCGTCGATGATCATAGTTTCACTCCTTCAGTGAAGTCAGTCTTAGCTGACCTGAGCTTCGTTGGTGGCGAGGGCGTCGCAGCGACGGATCGGGAACCCGCCCCACGAGGTCTGCCAAGTGCCGCCGACTTCGGACATCGACAGGGTCGAGTTCGAGACAGCGTTGGCGGTTTGACGGCGCAGGTAGGCCAGCATGGTCTTGTCCATGTACCAAGCGGTACGGCCAAAACGTGCGTTGGGGATCTGGGTCAGGGCCTGATGCATCAGGTCGTTCAGATCCGCACCGGTCGATGCGTCTGCGGACAGGTCCGAGCGGTCGATGTTCGCAATGCGTACAACGTAGCGCCAGTCGCGGACAGTCAGACCGGCATCCCAACGGTAGTGGGTGCGGTATGCCTGCATGCGGCCAGTGTTCGAGCCGTCCGAGGCGTCTTCGAGCGTGACCTCACCGAGGTCGCGGACCGACAGACCAGCCTTCGAGCCTTTCGGCACGATGCCGTGGACGGTGTTCGGGGACCAGCAAACCAGCCAGATGGAACCATTGTCAGAACCTGATCCAAGAGCGTCTATGATGTTCTCCCCGTTCTCGGCGGAGAGGTCATCGTAGCGCGGGGCGAGGCCGGTGAAGGCTTCGGGTTCCGAGGTTTCGTCGCCGTAGAAGAGCGTATCCGCAACTTCTTGGTTCATACCTTCGACGTGCGGGCGATCTTCCTGCATGCGGAAAGCAGCGGGGTTGCCAGCCATATCAACCAGAGCCTTGTCGACTTCGGCGTAGGCCTCCAGCATGCCGCAGGTGTCTGTGACCTGAACGGTGCGCGACTTGTTCGGCTGGACGCCGCCGTAGAGCTTACGCCACGTCGGTGCAGGGATGCCGGAACGGATGGTCGAGCGGTGACCGGTCTGCATGTTGCCTTCGAGCCAAGTCATGTCCGCTAGGATTTCGTTGGTCTCGTTCAGGATTTCGACAACGTCGGCAATCGAGCCGTCGGGGTCGGTGACCTTTGCCAGATCGGCGAGGGTCGGGTTCTTGACGCTAAGGGTTGCCATTTGCAATTACTCCTTGGGGTTACGCCGTTTCTTTTCGCATCGATGGGTACATCCGGTCCCAAGCGTCCTGCGAGGGGGTTGGAGCGCCGCTGCCGTCCAAGAGCGACGGCTCGGCCAGTACCTTCCCAATACGGGTGAGGAAGCGCAGCATGGCGGGATTGTTCGACAGGGCCAGACCTTCTGGGTTGTCCGCTGTGGGTGACTTCAGAAGTGCGCGGAAGTCGGGATCTGCAAACTGGTTGACGGCGTTCTTCGCCATCCCTTTGCTCGCTTCAAACGACTGGCCGCCGATCTCTTTGTCAGCCAGAGACGCCTGTCGCCAAGCGTCAACGCGGGTGTTCCAGATGGACACGGCAGCCTCGGTGGCCTCCTGCGTCCGCTGCAACTCAAACTCGACAAGCTTTTGATACTGGTTCTGGGTGATGCCCAGTTCCTTGGCAAACGCGCCGAATTGATCGAGCCGCTCTTGATCGACTTCAGAGCCGTCAGGAGCGTCGAAGGTGTACTGGTCTGGCACTCCTTCATCGCCAGAGGCCCCGTCGTCCGACAGCAGGTCACCAGCTTGGTCACCCTTATCCACGTTTTCTGCCTTCTGGTCAACAGGCTTCACGTCAGGCTTGTCGTCGAAGATGGCCTTGTTGTCGGCCTTGGGCTGCCCCTCCGCCGCATCCGCAGCGGGCGCGACGTCGAGAATGTCTGCGGGTTGTGTTTCGTCAGTCATCTAGGTTCTCCTTGAGCATCATCAGGAAAAGGGCGGGCTGTTCGGTGCGTACTTCTTCCAGCAGCGACAGCCCGATGGACCGGCCACCCTCATGGAAGGCCGAGGTGTGAGTGTCGTTCGGCACATGACTGAGCCGGTCAACATGGCACTTCGAATAGATCAGGTCGTAGAGCCAGCGGCGACCTCTAGGCTCTTTCAGGATGTAGGACAGATCCTGCTGGCGATCCGCAGCCTCTTTCTCGGCTGCGGCCACCTGCGCCGCATCAGCAGCGTCATATACAACTTTGCGAGCCATCAGACGCCACCGCCCTGCAACAGAGCGCCGAGGGCGTTCGGGTTGGTGGTGTCAGCCTCGGACAGCACCTTGGCAGCCTGAGCGCCTTGGTTCGCGGTCTGCGCCATGACAGCCGCCTGCTCCATCTCCTGCTGCTGCTGCATCGCCTGCTGTCGCTGCTGTCGCAGCTTCTGCACGTCGGTGGCCTCGCGCAGGATGTTCGGCCCGTTGCCGAGGATCTCGCTGTACTGGCGGATGGCTTCGTCGGCGTCGAGATTGTCGAGGATGTCCGGCATGACCGCAGCGAGGTTGCCTGCGAATCCGAACGTCCGCTCGATAGACGCGGCAGCCACAGCCTCTTGGGCCTGCGCCAGCAGCGAGACGTATTTGATGTCGATCTCTGC